GTACTGCTAACTTTAGTTCTAATGCAGTTTCTATTACTACAACTATTGCTGACGATAGTCATAATCACGTTGTAAGTAATGTAGATGGACTTCAAACTGCATTAGATGCGAAAGCAACGCTGTCTCAATTAACTGGCACTAATACTGCTATTAGAACTTTAGTTTCTGATAGAATGCAGGTTGCTAATGTAACTGCTAGATTCGTAACTTCTGATGCATCTATTGCTACGAAGATGTCAGTTGCTAATACTCAAGCATTATTTGCTACTGTATCTGCTAACAATGCAACTATCAATAAGAAAATGTCAGTTGCTAATACACAGACATTACATACATCTGTTACTGCTAACCTGAACAGTTACATTGCTAATACTAACCCTAGAATTACAAATATTCTTTCTTCGATAACTGGAACTAATACTGCTATTAGAACTTTAGTTTCTGATAGAATGCAGACTGCTAATACAACCTTATTAGTCAATGATAGGATGCAGGTTGCAAACGTAACATCATTACTAGCAAATAAATTAAACATCACAGATTCAGGTCAAGGTTTTTCTGAATCTACGGTTTTTGAATTTCCTACTGGAAACTATGACGGATCTGATTCGTATATCGGTCAAACAACAGTTGATGCCTTCGGAGTAGCATTATCCAACATATTTTCATGTATGGAACCAATTGGATCTACTGATGCAGTAGATTTAGGAACATTATAAATAAATTAAAAATTAGGAGTATAGAAAATGCCAACTACAGTACAATTTAGAAGAGGAACTACGGTACAGAACGATGCCTTTACTGGTTCTGTGGGAGAGTTATCAATAGATACTACTCTTGATGAGTTAAGAGTTCACGATGGTGTTGTTGCTGGTGGTGTTGCAACTGCAAGGAAATCAGAATTAACCAAGATGATGAGTGTTGCAAATACTCAAACACTACACACTAGTGTTACTGCTAATCTAAATAGTTATGTTGCTAATACTAATCCAAGAATAACAAATGTGTTAAGTTCTATTGGTTCTACTAATACTGCTATTCGTTCTTTAGTATCAACTGAATCGTCTAGAGTTGGTTTGGTTAATACTAATTTGACTGGTACCAATACTGCTATTAGGACTTTAGTATCTGATAGAGTACAAGTAGCAAACAACAATACACTGTTAGGAGCTAAAGCGACATGGGATGCTCTAACTGCTACTAATACGTCTGTAAGAACTGCAGCAACTGGCGATGCAATGGCAATGAGCATTGTGTTTGGATAGTATAAAATAATTATAAATATAGTAAATTAAAAGGATGACAAAAAATGGCAAATACATTTAAAAACGCAGGAGTTGCGATAGGAACTTCAAGAACTACCTTATATACTGCTCCATCTGCAACGCAGTCGGTTGTACATGCATTGTATATTAGTAACGTAGACGGAACTAATAATGCTACAGTAACAATTGAAATAACGATTGATGGTGGTATTACATATAGACATATTGGTAAAACTATTCCAGTAGATGCGGATTCTACGTTAGTGTTAGAAAAACCAATCAATTTAGAAGCGGGAGATATTTTAGCAGTGACAGCGTCGGCAACAAGCGACCTAGAAGCAGTTGCTAGCATTTTGGAGATTACATAATGGGTTACATAGAAAATAAAATTCTTGGTAGAGATATAAACAGTGCTACTGGTACTGCCAATACTACTACTTATTTAAGAGGTGATGATAGTTGGGCAACTCCTACTGATACAGGTTTATTAAATGTTGTTGAAGATACTACACCCCAATTAGGTGGTGACTTAGCATCTAATGGTAATGATATTAACTTCGGTGATAACGATAAAGGACAGTTTGGTGCGGGAAATGACTTACAGATTTATCACGATGGTATTCATAGTTATATTTCTGACACTGGTACGGGCAACTTATTTATAAAAGCGTCTAATAATCTAACATTAGAAAGTGCTACAGGTGAAAACTACTTAGCTGGCGTTGCTGATGGTTCAGTAACACTTTACCATAATGCTGTTGCCAAACTAGCCACAACCACTGCTGGTATGGATGTTACTGGTACAGTTGTTTGTGATGGTGCTAATCTACAAGATAACGAATTAGTTCGTCCAGTATTGAAAGACTATGCTGAAAAATGTAACAACCTCGGTGCTATTAGTGGAACAACTTCAATCAACATGGAAAGTGGTAATTATATAACCGCAACTATATCTGGGACGACTACGTTTACATTTGACAATCCATATAATGGTTCTAATGATGGTACTTCATTCACATTAGTTCTTACTAATGGTGGTGCTTCTACAGTGAATTGGCCAGTTACGGTTGATTGGCATGATGCAACTGCTCCAACATTAACATCTAGTGGTGTGGATATGTTAGTATTCACTACTCCAAATGATGGAAGTACATGGTATGGGTTTATTGCTGGACAGGCAATGGCATGATTTTGATTTTGATTAAGGAGATATAATATGCCTTTAGGTGCAAATAAAGTATTGTTCGGTGCAGGAACTAGAAACCAAGGCGCTGCAGCTGGGACGTTTGAAGGAAATAGTGGTGATTCTGGAATATTGTTAGATGGATGTGTGTATCAATTTTGGGATATAACCGTGACTGGTGCAGTTGCAACATATTTCGGTGATGGTTTGAATATGGGTAAGTCTTTTGGTGACGGCATGGCAGCTAATGGCAGTGGCCAAAGATGTGTGACCCACGGCCATGGTTGTAATGGTTACACTGGAAAGATTGACTATGTCACCGTGAACAGTAAGAGTAACGCATCATTTTTTGGTAATATGGAAAATAATCATATTACAGACGCAATGTCTAACAATACTAATAATCGTGCTTGTTTTACTGGTGGTAGATATTCCAATGCGTATGATGGAGATATCGATTATGTAAATATATCATCTACAGGAAATGCTAGTAACTTTGGCAGTTTATGTTTTAGTGGTACTCACATGGCAACATGTAGTAACGGAACAAGTAATAGAGGATTGACTGCTGGAGCATGGAGAAAATATGGTGGACCATTAGCTACAATGTGTTATTTTAATATGGGATCTACTGGTAATGCTAGTAACTTTGGTAGTTTGGCCACTGCCACGGGATTTAAGGCAGGCACTTCAAGTCTAACAAACAACCGTGCGTTGTGGGCTGGTGGAACAAGTTCAAGCAGTGTTGAGTATAGTAATATTTCATCTGGAAGCAGTACTTCTAGTTTCGGAAATGTCCCTCAAGCATCAGGCAATTTTGCAGGTGGTCTTTGTAGTAACGGAACAGCAGGAAGAGCAGTTGGTGTAGTAGGTTATGACAATGGCTCAGGAAGTTATGTTTCATCATCAATGTATTATGTTTCTATTAGCAGCACTAGTAATTCTAGCGACTTTGGAACATTGTATGCGGATGTTGGATCTACTGTGGGGTGTGAGTCTAATTCCACATAAATTATATTATAAAGGTGAATGATGAGTGATATTATAAAATTGACGAAAGATGAAAGTGGGAAAGATGAAAGTGGGTTAAATGTATTAGCGGCCCATAGAGGTGGACTTCAAACAATTACAGCTGAAAAATTAGCAGTAATTAGTGAGAAAATGGTCGAGGTAGATCGTGCTAATAATACTGCTGGTAAGATGAATACGCAGACTACCAGTCAGTTGATGACTTTAACAATGTTAAATGATTCTCCGTATAGGAGATTGAGGCAATGCCTTGCTGAGATTGAAAAGACTAGAGGTACTCTAGGTGATACATATTATGCTAACAAAATGGCTCTTATTCAAATTCAACGTTGGAGAGAAATGGGTGATGATATGTCACTAGTGCGTATTGAGAAGAAAGAATATGAAATGGGCAGAAGGAAGATGTATATTGATGGAGCATTGAAAGAAATCGCTACATTCCAATGTGCTTATGATGAGATTAGAGAGGCAAATGGTATTCCTGAGAATTGGGATGAACGTGATGCTGAAGAAGATGAAATTGCTCATCACATTAAAATGGCATTTAGAAACTGTATTAGAGATTTAATACAAAACAATGCAATGAATATGGGAACTATGGAATATTTAGAGCAATATGGTATTCATCCACAAACTGCTAGAAAGGTGGTTCAGGATTATATTGAGGAAGAAGAAAAAATGATTGCTGAAGGAAACTTTCCAACAGTGAATAGATTATATGACTTTTTAGACACTATGGTGGAGACGTTTAAAAATGCGCATAAAGATGTGATGAACCGAATTGGTATCAAAGAAATTATAAGAAACGATTATTTATATTTAGAAAAGGAAAAGGAGAAGAAATGAATTATTATTACGACGGAAAGGTAGACTCTTTACGGTTTTTATTTCCACAAATAAGTTGGCCTGGCGTTGTATCTGATGAAGATGCTGCAACTGTTGGTGCCATTCCCGCACCAACACCACCTTCAATCGACCGTGCAACACAAAAAGTTGACACTATCCCAGGTGAAGAGCAATCTGGAGAATGGATTACTTGGATTGTTAGAGATCTATCAGATTCTGAAATCTTGACCAACCTAAAATTAAAAAGAAACGGACTACTTTCCGCAACTGATTGGTATGGTGCTTCTGATGTTACTATGCCATCAACTGTTGCGACTTGGAGACAAGAACTAAGAGATTTGCCTGCCAATACTGCAGACATTAGAAACCCAGTTTTTCCAACAGAACCAACAGGTCTTGTAAAAATCAGTCCTCTGTAAACTTCCCTTTCCAATTTGATTATGCTATATTATGTTATACGAAAATATTGATTTTGATAGAGACGAAAGCACTTTAAATAATTTATACCACTCAGAAAACAAAACACTTTTTGAATCGACGTGTAGGAAATTATTAGATAAATGGCCTGAGTCTGAAAAAGTTTTAGAATTGCTTGGAAATTATTACCAAAAGAATAAAAATTTTGTTGATTCTTTTAAAGTTTATAATGAGATCCTCAGAATAAATCCAGACAGTTTTTGGATATATAATAATAGGGGGACATTGTCTAGGGCAATGGGATTCTTGACAGATGCTGTTGAGGACTATACCACATCTATAAAAATCAATCCTGAAAACGCAGAAGCATACTACAATCGTGGTAATGCATTACAAGAAATGGGACTTTTGGAAGAATCTATCTCAGATTATAAAACTGCCATATCAATCAACAAAGAATACACAGAAGCATATGGGAATCTAGGCACAGCGTATCTTGATTATGGAGACTTAGATAAGGCGAAGGAAAATTATTTACACGCAGTCAAATTGAGACCAAACTATCCAATTGCACATTTCAACTTGAGCGGTATAATCACATTTGTTAAAAACGATCCAGTGATCGATTATCTGGAAAGCATTTATCCGCAAGCATTAGGAATTGATAGGGGTTATATAGCATTTTCATTAGGTAAAGCATTTGATGATATTGGGGAATATGATAAGTCGTTTAAATATTTTTATGAGGGAAATAATTTAAAGAGAAAGGGATTAGATTATAGTATATCTATGGACAAGGATTATTTAACCACCATAAAAACCGTATTCGATTCTTCTACTATTATTCCATCTAAACAAAAAAGCGAATACACCCCCATTTTTATTGTTGGTATGATGAGATCAGGAACGTCTTTGGTTGAACAAATATTATCAACACACACAAAGGTGTATGGTGCTGGTGAATTGAATTCATTAGAAGATATTATAATTCCGTTAATAGATTCAAATAAGAATGGGTTATCTGACAATGACATAACCACTATAAGAAACAATTATACGCAAGTATTAAATTCATTTAATGTTAATGAAAAGGTTGTTGTTGACAAAATGACTTACAATTTCCAGTGGATTGGGTTTATCCTGGCAGCATTTCCTAATGCAAAAATTATTAATATGGTGAGAGATCCAATTGCCACTGGTTGGTCAATATATAAACATAACTTTTCTGGTGATGATCATGAATATGCGTATAATTTAAAAGAGATTGCTGAGTTTAATAACCTATACGAAGATATGATGGCATTTTGGAAAGAGAAATTTCCTGGGAAGATATATAATGTTGGATACGAAAACTTAACAGAAAATCAATTAGAAGAATCTAAAAATATATTAGAATTTTGCGATTTAGAATGGCAAGATAAGTGTTTAGATTTCCATAAAACTAAAAGAGCAGTGAGGACTTCTAGTATTGTTCAAGTAACAAAAAAAATGTATAAAGGTAGTTCGGATAAATGGAAATCATACAAAAAATATCTGCAACCACTAATAAGTAGAATAGATAAGCACAATCATAATTAAAATTATTATAAATAGTTCTATACAAATACATTCCGGAACTATTCAATGGCAAACCCCACTACTAGAGAAGAACTTAAAAAGTATTGTCTAAGACGTTTAGGTGCTCCAGTCATCGAGATTAACGTTGATGAAGACCAAATACAAGACCGACTTGACGATGCACTCGCATTCTATCACGACTATCACTATGATGGTACAGAGAGAACATTCTTAAAGCATCAACTAACTGCTACTGATATTACTAATAAGTATATCGCAATCCCTACTACTGTTAATAGCATTATTGATATATTCCCTTTGGGTAATAATACAAGTTCTAATAACATCTTCAATGCTAAGTATCAAATCACACTAAACGATATTCAAAACTGGACTGGTTATCAGTTTGCTAATTTTGTAATGTCAATGGAACGTGTTGCCTTAATGCAAGAATTACTTGTGGGTAGACAACGTTACAGGTTTAGTCGTCATACTGATAAATTATATTTAGATGCTGATTGGTCAAGTTTAACTGCTGGTGAGTATGTTATTATTGAATGCTACAAAGCAATGGATCCTGAAACTTATTCACAAGTTTATGGTGATTGGTGGTTGAGACGCTATGCTACTGCGTTGATTAAAAAGCAATGGGGTCAAAACCTTTCTAAGTTTGAAGGAATGCAACTTCCAGGTGGAGTTACCTTTAATGGTACGCAAATACTACAAGATGCTACTGAGGAAATTGCTAAACTTGAAGAAGAAGTAATTACTAATCAAGGTGGTTTAGTATTTGACTTAACAGGTTAATATGTCTACGACTAATCTTTACTTTAACAACTATGGAAACTTCCAAGAACAGAGTCTAATTGAAGACCTGATTATTGAGAGCATCAAGATCTATGGCATTGAGTGTTTCTACTTGCCTAGAACTATGGTCGCCGAAGATAACTTATTTGGTGAAGATGTTCTATCTAAATTTGAGAATGCATATCCTCTAGAAATGTATGTCAAATCAACTGACGGTTTCGAGGGTGATGGCGACTTCCTTTCTAAGTTTGGACTTGAGATTAGAGATGAGATGGTTCTCACTATTTCGCAAAGACGATTCGGTGAAGAGATTGCTATTAGTGATACAACCGAATCTATTGGTAGACCTGCTGAGGGTGATTTAATTTACTTCCCCCTTAACGGTAAAACGTTTGAGGTTAAGTTCGTTGAACACGAAGCAATTTTCTATCAGATGGGTGGGTTACAAACCTACGACTTACGTTGTGAATTATTTGAATACAGTCATCAAGTTATTGACACTGGTATTGCTGGTATCGATGCACTTGAAGATGATTTATCTGGTGATATGTCATTCTTCGAATTACTTGATGAAGATGGTAACGTTCTTGCGTTTGAAAGTGGCGATCAAATGATACAAGATGGATTCCGTGTTGAGACTGCAGATAAGTCTGCTAATAACGAATTCTTCCAAACTTCATCAGCAGACTTTATAGATTTTTCAGAGAGCAATCCGTTCTCTGAAGGGACAGGGTGGTAACATATGTTCGGACATTCATACTATCATAGTGCTATAAGAAAACATATTATTATGTTTGGCAATATGTTCAACGACATAGACGTTTCTCGTTTTAATAAAGCAGGAACGGCAGTACAAACTATTCGTGTTCCTATTGCTTATGGTCCAAAAGAAAAGTTTCTTGTACGTTTAAGAGATGATGCTAACCTTAATAAAAAGGTAGCAATAACTTTACCTAGACTTTCGTTTGAAGTTACGGATATGACTTACGATCCGACTAGAACGTTGAACAAGATGCAACGTAACACCAATATAAGTAAAGGTGCTGACAAAAATCGTTCACAATTTACTCCAGTTCCTTATGATATTAATATCACGTTAAGTGGTATGTTCGATAACAATGAGGATGCTGTTCAAGTTGTTGAGCAAATCCTACCGTTCTTCAGACCAGAGTGGACTAATTCAGTCAAACTTGTTCCTGAGATGAATGAGTATTATGATATTCCTACTGTATTAACTGGTATGAGTATTGAAGATGCATATGATGCAGACTTCCAGTCTAGACGTGCCATCATCTACACATTTACATTTACGGTTAAAGGTTATATCTTTGGACCAGTAAGTAACAAGGGTGTTATTAAAAGAACTATACTTGACTTTACATCAGACCTAACAGGTGGACCTGACTCTAAGATTAAATTGACTCCAGGTCTATTGGCAAATGGCAATCCTACTTCTAATTCAAGTGCGAGTATAGCAATTGGTGGTATTACTTCTAATACTGACTATGGTTATGCATTTGATAAGTTTGATTACTTTGATGGAAAGGATCGACACAATCACGACTAAACAATGAGAATATATTATGACAACAAATCTAACCAAAAACCTTAACGATATACTAGACGTAGACTCAGACTTAATTGAAACTGATACTGCGATCTCAACTGCAGTCGTACACGGTGATAAGCAAACTGACATCAACGATGACTACGAGTTTGCTAGAGAAAACCTTTACAGTGTTATTGATAAAGGTACACAAGCACTAGACTCTCTATTAGATCTAGCAAAGGTTTCAGAACACCCACGTGCTTTTGAAGTAGTTGCTACGTTATCAAAAACCTTAATGGATGCTAACAAAGATTTACTATCTATTCAAAAGAAAGTAAAAGAGTTACAACGTGAGGAAGAAGATACTGGTAGCACTAATACAGCACAGAACGTGACGAATGCTTTATTCGTAGGCAGTACTGCGGAATTACAAAAGATGTTAAAAGGATAGTATAATATACTTTAATGCACTTAAAGATTGACATAGTAGTCGTTATAGAGTATAATAAGTGATAACGACTTAATTTTAAATAGAGGATATATTATGAATGAAGATAATTGGCAGAAGATAGGGTTTACTTGTAGTTCGTTCGACTTGTTACACGCAGGTCATATTGCTATGCTTAAAGAGTGTAGTGAAAATTGTGATAAACTAATCGTTGGTCTAAACGTTAATCCTCATAAGAATGGTAGATACCCAGTGCAATCTGTGGTTGAACGTTATGCTCAATTGTCAGCAGTTAAGTATGTTGATGAGATTATCCCCTACAATACTGAAGCAGAGTTGATTGATTTACTTCAACTGTATCATATTGACGTAAGGTTTATTGGATCTGATTATAGAGATAGTTCTTTCACTGGTGACGACTTGCCAATTGATACATATTATAATAGACGTGACCACAACTTCTCATCATCTGGTTTAAAGAAACAAGTGTGTGAAAATCAAGCAACTAGAATGTTAGACGGTGATGTAGTAAAGGATAATGATACTTATACTATTGTGGATAATACAGATCTAGAACAACTAACCGTTTCAACCACAATACTTAAACCAAGTCAAGAAACATCTGGTCACAGTCACGAAGGTATTGAAGAAGTTTATACATTCCTATCTGGTCAAGGATCTATGATTATTGGTGATTTGGAACATCACATTGAAGCAGGTAAAGCATTTATTATTCCAGATGGGGCATATCATAAAGTATATAACAAGTCTGATGATGAAGACTTAATGTTCATCTGTGTATTTAATCAAAGACGCAGTCACTAAAGCATTACTACTAACATCCATTCTATTCTTGAGTGGATGTTCAACGTTTGATATAATATCGTCTTCACTAAATGCAGTACAACTTGTTGCTGAAGAACCAAACGCAGTTGTCAAGAAAAAGGTGAAGAAGGTTGAACCAGTTAAGAATTGGAATCCACCCAAAGTAACTCCAATCATCCCAACTAAAACAGAAACACCTAAACCTACTAAGGAAGAAAGGAACTTTCCTTGGTGGGCATTCATATTAGCAATCGTCTCTGGAACGGCATATCTTATAAATATGGTAAAACATAATAACAAAAGGTGATTATATGATTCCAGTTGAATTGATAACAATGGCAGGTGGTGCTGCGATGGGTGGTCTATTTAAGTTTATGGATGCTGCTCAGAAAGCAAAACGTGAGCAACAGAAACTTCTAATTGAAAAGATTAATGCCGAGCAAGAAGTTAAAGCAAAAGACAGAAAATCTGCTACCGAGTCTGCCGATGCTGCAGCAAAACGTACAAGTGATCCATTCTCAAAACTAACAAGACGTATCTTTGTATTAACAATGTTATTCTTAGGTGGTTGGGCAATGATGGGCGCTTTGACTGGACTAGATATTGTAGTTCCAGTTACACAAGAACAAGGATTCAGTTTCCTTGGTCTAATTGATACTAAGAAAACAGTTACTGAATTCTATACATTCGAAAATGCTATTGTACATTTTGAATGGTTGAAGATTTCTATACTTGCCGCAGGTTCATTCTACTTAGGTAAGTCTTAATGTTTGACTATCAAGCAAAGGTTAAACGAGTTGTTGATGGCGATACACTTGATGCTTATATTGACTTAGGTTTTGATGTGTGGACCACCAAACGAATTCGATTTATGGGTATTGATACTCCAGAATCCCGCACACGTGACTTGACTGAAAAACGTTTCGGTAAAGGTGCTAAGCATAGATTAGTATCTATCCTTGAAGCAAACGATAATGTATTCACACTCAAATCGCACGGCACTGGAAAGTTCGGTCGTGTGCTAGGTGAGTTGTTTGTAGAGTCTATTGAAGGATCTATAAATAGTAAACTAATTGAAGAAGGACACGCAGTTGCATACTTCGGTGGATCTAAACAAGAAGTTAAGGATGCGTTGATGGAAGCACGAAACTTATCTACAGAATACGTGCATAAACATATTGAAGAAATTAAATAATGAGTAACACATGGGTAAAAACTATCTAGGTAACACCAACCTCAAGGGAAAGGGTCAAAAGTTTAACTGGACTAAGAAACGGTTAAAAGAGTACTTAAAGTGTGCTGAGGATCCTATATACTTTGCTGAGGAATACATTAAGATCGTGCATGTCGATCACGGGTTAATCCCCATTAAAATGTATGAGTATCAGAAAGAGATTACAAAACTCATCACAGACAACCGAAGGGTTGCTGTTGTTACATCTCGTCAGGCAGGTAAAACTACTGTTGCTGCTGCAGTTATTCTACACTACGTTCTATTCAACGAACATAAACTCATAGCATTACTTGCTAATAAAGGTGACAGTGCTAGAGAAATCCTTGACCGTATTAAGATTGCATATGAAGCATTACCTAAATGGTTACAGCAAGGTGTTGTAGAATGGAATAAAGGTTCTGTTGAATTTGAAAATGGTTCTAAGATTGTTGCAGCGGCTACTTCCTCGAGTGCTATTCGTGGTAAGTCAGTATCATTTCTATACATTGATGAGGCAGCCTTTGTTGAAAATTGGGAAGAGTTTTCTAGTGCGGTACTACCTACAATTTCGTCTGGTAAAACTACTAAGACATTATATACTTCTACACCAAATGGTTTAAATCATTTTCATAAAACTTGTAGTGGTGCTAAGGAAGGCACTAACGGATTTAAATTTGTTGAAGTTCCTTGGCAGAAAGTTCCTGGACGTGATGCTGAATGGAAGCAGGAAACTCTTGCTGCTATGGATTTTGACACACAGAAGTTTGCACAAGAGTATTCGTGCCAATTCCTTGGTAGTTCTAATACCTTAATTGATGGTGGCAAACTAAAAACACTTGTATCATTGACACCTATTAAAGAAGGACAAGGCATTTCGATGTATGTTGAACCTGAGAAAGACCATGCATATGCATGTGTAGTGGATGTGTCAAGAGGTAAAGGTTTAGATTACTCAGCATTCCAAATTATAGATGTATCTGAAATGCCATATAAACAGGTGTGTGTATTCAGAGATAACTTTGTGACACCTGTTGAATATGCCGAAATCATATATAGAACTGCTATGTTATATAATGAGGCAACTTGTTTAATTGAGATTAATGATATTGGTGAGCAGGTGTCTGAGTTATTACACTACGAATTTGAATATGAGAATATTCTATTCACTGAAAGTGCTGGACGTGCAGGAAGAAGAATCTCAGCTGGTTTCAGTAAAGGTGTTGATAAAGGTATAAGGACAACTAAGACTGTTAAGAGTATTGGTTGTTCAATCTTAAAGTTATTAGTTGAACAAGAGCAATTAATTATTAACGACCACAATACAATTGAAGAGTTATCTAGATTCTCAAGGAAAGGCAGTTCGTATGAGGCAGAGTCAGGAACTCACGACGACTTAGTTATGTGTCTTGTATTATTTGCATGGTTAAGTAACCAAGCATACTTTAAAGATATAACAGATATTCAAACCTTATCTAAACTAAGAGAAAGAACAGAAGAAGAATTGATGAGTGATTTATTGCCTTTCGGTATTGTAGATGATGGTATTGTAGAAGATGACATAATTGAACTTCCACAACATAATGATTGGATGAACAGTTCTGAGGATAGATTTGACTCGGGATGGTAAATACTATTATATTATAAATAAAAGCATAGAATCAAATTAAAAAGCAAACACAGGAGAACCTAATATGCCTTTCCAAGTAAGTCCAGGTGTTAATGTAAGCGAAACCGATCTTACAACAGTCGTACCAGCAGTAAGCACCACAGAAGGTGCAATCGCAGGTCATTTTAGTTGGGGTCCAGTTAATCAACGTGTTTTAGTTGATACTGAAGATCGTTTAGTAGACATTTTCAACAAACCTAACGCAAATACTGCAGATGATTTTTTCACTGCAGCAAACTTTCTTTCATATGGTAGTGCATTATACACGGTTCGTGTAGTAAATGGTGCTAACAATGCTACTTCAGGTACAGTTGGTACTTATGTTGAAGGTGAAGACTATTACAATGAAACATATGCTAATCAATCACTTCACGGTGACTGGGTTGCTAAGTATCCTGGTGAATTAGGTAATTCATTAAAGGTATCTGTATGTCAAACTGCAGCAGCATGGGAATCCACGGTTGCTACAAGTTACTATGCTACTAGAAACAGTGATACTGTCTCTCTCGCTGGTAGTGGTATTGGTGCTTCAAATACTGAAACATCTTTCGTAGTTGGTGATATTCTTTTACTTGGTCCAGATAAGGAACAAAGAAAAGTTAAGACAGTGTCAGGTAACACAGTTACATTGACTTCTAACTACACTGGTAATACAGTATCAAATTATACTACTGACATTACTAGACGTTGGGAATTCTCAAATAACTTTGATTCTGCTCCAGGCACTTCTACTTTTGCCACTGATGTAAGTGGTGTTACTGATGAAGTACACGTTGCTGTTGCTGATGAAGACGGTGTTATCACTGGTGCTTCTGGTTCAGTTCTAGAAGTATATGAAGGTTTATCGGTTGCAACTGATGCTAAGACTGATCAAGGTGCTAGCAATTACTACAAAACTGTTATCAATCAACAATCAAGTAATATTTGGTTTGGTGCTCATAACTCAAGTTTAACTAACAGTGGTAAGAAAGCATCTGGTTTAACGTTTGCTGGTAATGCTCTTCCAGTATCTTCTAGTATGACTAACGGTAAAGATGGTTTAACACCTTCTTCTGCTCAAAGGATTGCTGGTTATGATAAGTTTAAGTCTGCTGAAGATGTAGATATCTCGTTAATTCTAGGTTCTAGTGCTGATGCGACTACAGCAGAACATATAATCACTAACGTTGCTGAGGTTCGTAAAGACTGTTTAGCAGTCATCTCACCTGAACGTGCTGATGTTGTTAATAACAATGGTTATGAAGGTAAAGAACGTGATGACATTATTTCGTTTAGAGATAGTTTAACATCTTCTTCATATGCAGTTATGGACTCAGGTTGGAAATACCAATATGACAAGTATAACGATGTTTACCGTTATGTGCCATTGAATGCTGATACAGCAGGTCTAATGGTTCAAACCGATTCAACTCGTGACCCATGGTTCTCTCCTGCTGGATTTAATCGTGGTAACGTTAAGAACGTTGTACGTTTAGCATACAATCCAACTAAGGCAGATCGTGATCAATTATATAAGAAAGGTATTAACCCTGTAACTACATTCCCTGGACAGGGTACTGTATTATATGGTGATAAGACTATGTTATCTAAACCATCTGCATTTGACCGTATTAACGTTCGTAGATTGTTTATTGTTCTTGAGAAAGCAGTTAGTACTGCATCTAAATTCACTATGTTTGAATTCAATGATGACTTTACTCGTGCTCAGTTTAGAAACTTAGTTGAACCATTCTTAAGAGATGTACAAGGTAGACGTGGTATTACAGACTTTAAAGTAGTTTGTGATACTTCAAATAATACTACTGGTGTTATTGAAAGAAATGAGTTTGTAGGTGATATTTATGTTAAACCTTCTCGTTCTATCAACTTTATTCAGTTAAACTTTGTTGCAGTTAGATCTGGTGTAGAGTTCTCTGAGATTGTTGGACGTTCAACCTAAATAGAATATAAAGGAGAAATAATATGGCATTTAATGTAAATTCGTTTTCGGGTGCACTAAAAGAGGGTGGAGCAAGAAATGCTCTATTCGAGGTAACAATCACTAACCCGATTGACGGTGCTGCCGATGTTCAAGTTCCATTTATGGTTAAGTCTGCTCAAATTCCTGCCTCAACTTTAGGTACAATCGAAGTTCCATACTTCGGTCGTCAAATCAAGTTAGCAGGTAACAGAACTTATGCAGAATGGACACCGACTATTATCAATGATGAAGACTTCGCGATTAGAAATAATCTTGAGAAGTGGTCAAACGCAATCAACTCTGCTCAAGGTAACTTGAGAACTGCTGGTGGTTCTGCCCCATCATTATATAAGTCTAATGCACAAGTAACACAGTTTAGTAAGACTGGTGAAGTTTTAAGAACATATAACTTTGTTGGTCTCTATCCTTCTGAAGTTTCTACAATTGACCTATCATGGGAAACTGAAGGAATTGAAGAGTACACTGTAACATTCCAGTATGATTACTGGGAAGTTGTTGGTGGTTCAACTGGCGATGCTGGCGGTATCTAATACCGTTTAAAGTGATTCCAGGGTATATAAATATACATATACCCTTTTTATTATAAGAGAGAAAAATATGGCTATCGACTTATTCGGTTATTCAATCGGCAAAAAGGAGGAAACCCCTCCTTCAATTCAATCATTCGCACCACCCACTAACGACGATGCTGCAGTTGCAGTCACCGAAGGTGGATTCTTTGGTACGTCTATTGATATGGAGCAATCCACTAAGACTGAGACAGTCCTTATTACTAAGTATAGGGATATGTCACAACAACCTGAGTGTCAACGTGCAGTTGATGATGTTATTAATGAAGCAATCATTAGTGATGAAGACGGTTCTCCAGTTGAAATTGTTCTAGATGACGTAGACCAACCAGACGAAGTTAAGGATCGTATTCGTGAAGAGTATGAAGGCATCCTAAAACTTCTACAATTCAATACCAAAGCATATGACATTTTTAGTAAATGGTATGTAGATGGTCGTTTGTATTATCATCTAATGATTGATACGAAGAAAACTAAAGAAGGTATTCAAGAAGTTCGTTACATCGATCCACGTAGAATTAAAAAGGTACGTGCTGAGAAACGTCAGAAAGAAGCACCTCTTAACTCTAAGAACGTATTCAACAAGAAGTACA